GAAGAAGAGATCAAAGAGATTAAATCTTTACAAGAAAAATACCAAGGTATAGCTTTACAACTTGGACAGATTGCTTTACAACGTAGTCAATTAAATAAGGAATTGGATAATATAGAATCTAATGAACAAAAATTGCATGTTGCATATGATGAAGCTAGAGAATCTGAACAAGGAATTGTAAAAAAGATGACAGATAAGTACGGAATTGGTAATCTTGATGTAGAAACTGGTAAATTTACTCCTCAAAACTAATGTTTGAGAAATTTGGCTTATATTTATATATAACTTTAATTTGTATTAAAACAACCTCATAAATTGGGAGAAAAATAATGGCGGAAAGAATAGTAAGTCCTGGAGTCTTCACAGAAGAACGGGACTTGTCTTTTCTACCACAAGGTATTTCTGATATTGGGGCAGCAATAATAGGGCCAACTCAAAAGGGCCCAGCATTCACACCAACCATACTTAGTAATTTTTCAGAATTTGAAAATACTTTTGGTAAAGTGAGCGAAGATTATTATGTTCCCTATACAGTACAAGAATATCTTAAAAGTGCCAGTTCTGTAACAATAGTTAGAGTTCTTGGTATTGGTGGATATAAGACAGATTATGTTAATATAGTTGCAAGTGGTTCATCCAACGAAGATTTAATAGCAGTTTTAGCACCATCACGTGGTGCTGGGGCACTTGGAATTGATGGAACACGAGTAATGAGAAGTGGTGTAGAACAAAGTGGTTCAACTGTTTCAGTTACAGCTGGTGATTTTGTAATCCACATAAGTGGTTCTACTAATACAGCTGGAACATTTCATGAAACAATAAGTGCATCGTTTGCAACATCAAGTGATTTGTTTATTGATAAAGTGATTAGTTCTGATCCAATGAACAATACATCAAAAGTATACCTATACAAAGTATTTAAAGAAACTGCACACAATAATCATCAGTCTTGGACTGAATTATCAGTAGCAAATAGTGCAAGTGGTTCGGCTGGACAGGATTTTCAAAGTGGAACTGGATATTCAGCACAATATGGAGCAACTGGTGTAGCAGCAACTTGGACAGGTAATAGTGATTATTCTGTGGCAAGAACACCAATCGTAATTGACCAAGGAGCAACAGCAACTCGTTCATACAATAACTTATTTAGAATTTATTCATTATCTCACGGAACAAGTGTGAATGAAGAATTTAAAGTATGTGTATTGAATATTAAAGCGGCTGGTTCAATTCCTGGTTCGGATTATGGTGAATTCTCTGTACAGGTAAGAAAAAATAACCCAGCACAAGCAGATGATAATATAGTTCTTGAACAGTTTGATAATTGTAATTTTGATAGAACTTCAAACAACTATTTCGCAAGAAAAATTGGTGATAGATTTGTTGAAATTGATTCAAATGGTAAATTAACCTATAAAGGTGATTGGCCAAATCAATCTAAATGGATTCGTATTGGTGATTATGCAGATCTTAGAAACTTAGCTAAAAATGTAGTACCTTTTGGATTTGAAGCAGTGAATAATCCAGTATTAGGTGCTAATGTACCTACAATAACATTTAAATCAGAACAGAAAAATGGTGTTGGTGATTTTGACCAAAACGTATTTTATGGATTTGATTATAAGTTAAAGGATAATAGAGAGTATTTAGCTCCTATTCCTTATAACGCTACTACAGGTTCAAATAGTGTATTTTCATTAGCAAATATGAATGGTGATGATAACGCAGCAGGAGACTTAAATGTTTCTACGGCAGCAAATAGTTCAACAGCAATAACATTAGCAAATTCAGACATTGCACAGAGGAAATTTGTAATGCCTCTACAATGGGGATTTGATGGTGATGATCCAACTGTGATTAAAGCTACTGGAAATGATATTTCTGGTACAAACACACAAGGATTTGATTTATCATCCGCAGCAGCAAGTGGTTCTGTAGCATACAAACGAGCAATCAATGCTATAAGTAATCCTGATGAGTTCGATATTAATTTATTGGCTATCCCAGGTGTACTTCATAGTAAAGGTGGTTCAATTGTACATAGTGCAGTGACCAACCACGCAATTTCAAAAATTGAAGCTCGTGGTGATGCTTTTTATGTATTGGATGGATTTGCATGGAGTGATACAATTGATAACGCAACCAACGGTATAAGTGCATTAGATACCAACTACGCAGGGACATATTTTCCTTGGGTTAAAGTAGTTGATTCTGAAACACAATTACCAGTTTGGGTGCCACCTTCAGTTGTTCTACCAGGTGTAATATCCTTTACAGATAAGATAGCACACGAATGGTTTGCACCAGCTGGTTTAAATCGTGGTGGTTTAACTTCTGTTTTAGAAGCTAAAACACGATTAACTCACGCTGAGAGAGATAAACTGTATGAAAATAGAGTTAATCCAATTGCAACATTCCCAGGTCAAGGTGTAACGGTATTTGGACAGAAAACACTTCAGTCTAAACCATCAGCACTTGATAGAATCAATGTTCGTAGATTGTTGATTGCATTGAAGAAATTCATTGCGTCATCTTCAAGATATTTAGTATTCGAACAGAACACAACAGCAACGAGGAATCGTTTCTTGAATATTGTCAATCCTTACCTTGAAAGTGTCCAGGCCAATAGTGGTTTGAACGCATTTAGAGTAGTGATGGACGATAGCAATAACACACCTGATGTTGTTGATAGAAACCGTCTTGTAGGACAGATATTTATCCAACCTACGAGAACAGCGGAATTTATTGTTCTTGACTTCGTGGTATTACCCACAGGAGCATCGTTCCCAGACTAATTCGTAAAACGAAATAAGAAACCTCATTTAATTATGGGGTTTTTTATTGCCCTATAAAACTTCTAAAAAACTTCTACAAATTGACATATATAGAAATTCATTTTTTTTAATTAGTTTGATATTTATACTTGAAGTACAAAAACCGTACAGAATTTAACAATAGGAGAATTGGAAATGCCAGAGTTAATTGATCCTTCAGAAATAATGTTCACACCGTTTGAACCAAAAACTAAAAACCGGTATGTCATGTATATTGAAGGTCTACCCGCATATTTAATAAAAACTGCAGCAAGACCTCAAATAACATTTGAAGAAATAGTATTAGACCATATTAATGTAAAGAGATACATTAAAGGTAAAGGTGAGTGGCAACCATTAGCACTTACATTATATGACCCTATTGTACCATCAGCAGCACAAGCATGTATGGAATGGGTGAGATTATCCCACGAATCAGTAACAGGTCGTGATGGATACTCAGATTTTTATAAAAAAGATATTACATTTAATTTATTGGGTCCAGTAGGAGATATTGTTGAAGAATGGACATTAAAAGGTGCGTGGGCACAGGATGTTAACTTCAATGATGTAGATTTTGCAAATGGTACAGATCCAGTAGATATCGAATTAACATTGCGTTACGATTACGCAATATTACAATTCTAATCAAAACGGAGAATAAAAATGACTGAATGGATAGCAGCAAATTGGGAATATGTTTTAGTTGGTATTTACGCAATTGAAAAAATTGTGAAACTCACACCAACAAAATATGACGATATTCTTTTCGATATGATTCTTAAACCAATCAAAGAGAAATTCGCACCAAAAAAATAATTTGTTATTTCGAACAAAACAGTTATATTAATAATTGGTTATTAAAAATTAATCACAAAGGAGTCATTTATGGCTGATTACAAATTCCCTACAGAGATGGTAGAGTTACCGTCTAAAGGGTATTTCTACTTCGAGGGTCATCCACTTTCAAGTGGCAAAGTAGAAGTAAAATATATGACCGCGAGAGAAGAAGATATTCTTACTTCTCAAAATCTAATACAACAAGGTACTGTAATTGATAAATTATTGGAATCATTAGTAGTAGATAAGTCAATTAAACTTGATGATATGTTGATTGGTGATAAGAATGCGATAATGGTAGCTGCTCGTATTCTTGGTTATGGTAAAGAATACACATTTACTTATGATGATGTAGAACAATCAGTAGATTTAACAAAACTTGAACCAGTAGAAATTAAATTTTCTAAGTTTAAAAAAGGTGTTAATGAATTTAACTTTAAATTACCGACTACAGAAAGAGAAGTTACATTTAAATTATTAAATGGTAAAGATGAGAAAGATATAGAATCAGAAATTAACGCAAAACAAAAAATATCAAAAACTCAAAGTTCTGAACTTACTACTCGATTAAAACAAATGATACTTTCAGTCGATGGTAAATCTGAAAAATCATATATAAATAATTTTGTTGACAATGAGTTCTTATCACGAGATTCACTAGCATTCAGACAATATTTATCAACAATTA